CAATGGCACTGTAATAAAGTCGCCCCCGCCACCAAGGTACAAAATATTTTCAGGATCTGAACTATCCCGGAATGATGATAGTGCCACTTCGCCATTGGCACCAGGTTTGTTGTCAATCACCACTGGCGTTTTCCATTTGGCTGATAACTGTTCAGTTATTTTTCTTAATACATTATCGGGGCCAGATCCCACTGGAGCAGACGAAGTTATTTTTACATCTGCATATACATTACTGGTTGCTATACATAAGGCGAGGATTAATACTTTTACATTCATTTTGTTTGATTCCTTGTTCTGAAAAATTCTCTCATGTCTGAGGTGTTTAGTTTAAATTGTGTATTGTACTCTTTTTCGTCTAAATTAGCCAAATCAGATATTGGTACTCTGACCGAGTTCAAAAGAGCGGTGTTTATAAATTCTATGTCAGCTGAGCCTTCCCATACTGCCATATAAAGTTTTTGATATTCTAAATCGACAATGACGTCGTATTTGCCATTGAAAATTTTATTTATAGCATCAGTTACTTCAAAGATTTTAAATTCAACTTCGTTAATCCTGTAGAAATTACTTCGTCCCAGGTGATAGTATCCGGATTCTAAATCGCCAGTCAAGTCATCGGCCATGGTTATTACTTCGTCGCCAAACAAGGCAGGACAAGATACTTTTAGCGTTTGTCCAGTTAACGTTAACTGATAAAAGTCATCACACGGTTTACCTAAGTAATTGTTTTGATACGAATCAGTATCTGTATCTTGGCTGATATAACGCAACAATACTGGACTTACTGTTTCGTTACTGCCAAATGTTGAATATATTCCTTTAACATTGGCTTTTTGTATTTTGTCCACATATTCTTTAGTAAGATAAAATCCGCCAGTGATAAATTCAATGTCGTGTTCAAACTTTAGTTGATTGTCAATCATGTAATTTAAGATTGTATCAACTAACATACGATAAGACAGTACCAATTTGGATATTTTGTTAGTGATAATAAAATTTATAAATGGCTCTAAATCGCTGGGCCTTTCTTCAAAATTTGGAACTGCGTAGGAATAATGCTGATCAGTGCCGTAAAATACAGGTAAAAAATGACACATGAAAATAAATGCGTGATGCATGTTTCTAGTGTGACATATACGTTCATTGGCATAACCGTATACCTGACTGTTTCGGCGTGCCAATCTATACATCTGTTGGTGTGTGTACGACAGTACCTTGGGATCTCCAGTGGTTCCACTGGTGGTAGCAATCAGCACAATGTCGTTGGGATTAGCAAACATAGTAGTTTGCATCAATTCGTAGTTGGTGGGATCTTTTATTTTATATGTGTTAAAAATGTTGACATTTACATGTGCTTTGCAATATAACGCAATTTCTTTTACTACGATAGGAATTCGATAAGATATAGTGTCCACCAAGCACAAATCAATCAATCCAAATTTTTCTACAATGGCATCCATTTTGTCATTCTTGCCACCTGTTATTTTATTATGCTCAGGGGCTAAAATAATTTTTAATCCCAGTTCGGCTGCTGCAAACAGCAAACAACAGTAGTAATTGAATTTAATAGTTGAATCAAACATGACAACGGTATTTCCAGGACGCAATCCGTAGCCTTCATACAGAATTGTTTTCCAAAAAGTAATGCCGTTGTCAAAATCTTCTTTTGTTTTTACTGTACTATCTTTTTCGTAAAATTTGATGTCGGGGGATAGTATGTCTCTAGTTATTAATTCCATTATAAATTCCTGTAAATGTCCAGCAACAAATTGGGATTATATTGTTTGCTGTCTATGGTGTTTAGTTGGCTATATACGATTTGATCTACAGATTCAAATTCAATATTACCTTGTATCTCATATTCAGTGAGTTCTGTTACTTTGGCAGGTATTAGTGTAATTTCTCGTAATCCGTAAGTGCTAATAAATGTTTCTTTTACAAAAGTAGCTTCTTCGTAACTGATATCAATGTCCAAATTCACACGCACATGCATGTTTGGTTGCAACATGGCTTCAGTGTGTTTTAGCACATCGCTTAAATTGAATACACGATACCGGGGTTGGTCAGGCCAAGCATAGTATACTGGCGCCTGTCCCCATTCGAGCACCGTAAGCCCTCTATCATCGTCCCCGGCATCAGCGTAATTGTGCGGAAAGCAGTTTCCAATGTAGGTAATATTTTTTTGTGTTTGACGTTTGTGAAAGTGTCCGGTAAACACATGATCAAAATGACCAAATTGTTCTCTGCGTACTTCGCCATGCTCGGGCATGGCTACCATGGCGTTCATTAAGTATCCGGGTAACTCAAAGTGCCCAAACATATATTTGCCCTTTAGTTTAGGAATACGTTTATGGTCATCGCCACAGAGCCAAGGAGCAATAACCACATCGCCACTGCTGAACCAATCATTACAAATTTGCACATTGGGGAGATGTTTAGCCCACTCGACACTTTGAACATCTCTTTTGTCACGATAGTATAGATCGTGATTGCCAGGAATAAAATATACACGATCAAAATTGGCATTTAAGTGCTCTAGTCCTTTAAGTGAGTACCCTAGTGTGAGTACATTAATTGATGCCCTATTGTTGTGATAATCTCCTAAAAAGAAACACGTCTCACATCCTTCCTCTTTTGCCTTACTAGTAGCCCACTTTATAAAATTAAGACAATCTTCATTGTGTTGTGTGCTATTTGACTTTAAGCCAAAGTGAATGTCTGTTATCAACATTGCCTTTTTGAATAAATTACTCATTACATCCTTTATCTACAATCCACGAGCGGATCTCGTAATTTTACTATCTTGTATCCCTTGAAGTCAATTTTTTTGGCACATACTTGTAATCCGTATTGAACATCGATGCCAAGCTCTCTTGTAGCCGATCCACATGAGTTGTAAATTTTTATACTACCATCGGGAAATGTTATCTACTCTTCATAAACTGGGCCACCACCTCCGCCCATACCCTGACGAGTATAACTGGGATTCAACCCGTTCATTTCTAAAATATCATCACGTAGATTTTGATTACGTTTTTCAATGTTTAACACACGAGTAAATGAGTTAGTAATGGCAGCAGTATAGTAAGCAAATGGATTCTGTGATTTAGATTCATCAAACTGCAATCCAATTTGACTTAACTGTAGTAGTGCTTGACTACGCATTTCATCGTTGTAAGTGTATCCGCGCCAGTTTGATCTAGTAGCATAACGCTCGCACAGTTTCATAAACATGTGTGCTAACTTGTTGGTCATTTGCCCGTGTTCTCTACTAAATGCACCAGTGTCTAGCGGCCCTTTCCAATGGCTTTTGCCCACACAAACTGCTTTACCTTCGGTATCTACCTTGTAGTGTTGGAATGGTGGAAAGTTGCATTTAACATATTTGGTATTGCCTGCAATGTCCAATTCGTCATCATCGTATTCACTACGTGGAATAGCACCTTCTTCGTCTTCCATGGCCTTGACTGCAGCTTTTCGACTCTTAACATCGTCGATAGGAATATGATCCCATGTCATGACTCTAAACACCACATCAGTATCAGCAACATCTTTGAGTTTGATTTCAAACTCGTCTAATTTGCGTTTGGTACCATCAGCAGTGGCAGCTTCGTGTGCTATTTTAGCTAAACGCAAGGCACGATTTTGGCGAGCTTCTTTGATGTTCTTTTTGTTGATTTTGTTAACATCGGGAATGATCATATCATAATCGGCATCTTTCATATCCAAAAATTTACAATATGTATTCTTGCTTTTGTGTATTTCTTTTAATATGTCTTTGTTATTAAGATAATTGTGTCTCACCGGGCGAATCCTTTAAGTTAACGTATACTAACATATTTAATTTCGAGTTGTCAACCTTTTTTAAAACAAATTTATTATAGTAGCCGTTTATTTTACTAATAAATACTACATAACAGGGAAAATGTATGCCAGTAAGGCCGACTCAATCAGTAGGACAAATAGTTACTAATGCAACAGCTGCGGCATTAGGGGTTGCAAATACCAATAGTCGCCAATCTGTTGATAGCATGTTTACCTATACACTCAATTCTCAAGCTACTGCAACAGTTAAATTTCCCGGAGAAGCAACTGACTGGCGAGTAAGGATAACCTTGCCCAATGCCGCAAAGTATTTTTACAATGATGCAACCAACAATTTATTATCTGTATTAAATACCAGCTCAGACAAACAAATAGTTAAACAAAGTGCTTCTTCTAATAGTAGAGTAGCAAATGCATCTGCCCAAATACCTAATGCAGCCAGAATTGGTGTTGTATTTCCTTATACTCCAACAGTTTCTGTGACACATACTGCTAACTATACACCTCAAAAATTAACACACAACAACTACGCTCAATATTTTTATGACAACTCCGAAGTACAACCTATCAATATCTCTGCTGATTTTACTGTGCAAAACATAAATGAAGGCAAGTATTTGTTGGCCACAATATATTTTTTCAGAAGTCTGACCAAAATGTTCTTTGGGCAAGACGGTAATGCCGGGGTAACTGGACAACCAGCTGCAGGAAATCCTCCTCCTATTGTGTATTTAAACGGGTATGGGCAATACTATTTGCCCAATGTTCCTATAGTAGTGACCAGTTTCCAACATACTATGCCTGCAGACTGTGATTACATCAACATACCAGATCCGGCAGACCCAACTGCTACGTTGAGTAGTTACGGAACTCGTCTTCCTACTACAAGTACAATATCATTGACAGTTCAGCCAGTCTATAGTAGATTGGCACAAAGTCAAGGATTCAGCCTAAATGATTTTGCTGCAGGAGCTTTGATCAATAACATTGGCTCTGGATTGCCAGCAACAGTATTTGGAGCATCAACTGCTGGTGCAAACAACGTAAAAACTAAATTTACAAACGGTGGATTCCTATAATGTCATCATCATACACAAAATCCAGCCCTTATTACAATACTCCCCTAAAGGGATTCTATTTGGATGTATGGAACGGTGTAAACATATCGGCTGATATCACTGATGCCCTGTATCAAATTGACAGTCCATACAACTTACGCCCTGATTTGTTGGCCTATGACATGTACAAGGACACTGGACTCTGGTGGGTATTTGCAGTTCGTAATCCTGATGTGCTATTAGATCCCTTGTTGAATTTTACAACAGGCACACTGATATATGTTCCTACTCGTGCAACTGTTCAAAACGCATTGGGAATCTAATCGATGACCATCAAACAACTTGTTAAAACAGACTTAATCCCCAATCCACTGTGGACTTATGCTTCGTACACTTATGCTTGGAGCCTGTGGGCATTGAGCACCTCTGATATAAACGCCCTAATGTCAGCCAAAGATGTTAGTGCAGTTAATAACTGGAACCCAACAACCATTGACATGACCAACCCTGGCAGCAGAACTATTAACACCAGTTTTGTATTAGCCGAAGACAGTGGACTATATCCCAAATATCGCGTTCCAGGATTTCCAATCAACTACAATATTCAAAATGTTGAATTTGCCACATACATCGCTCACACAAAGAATTTCAGAAGTAGTAATCAAATTAGCGGATCATTTAAAATAGTAGAGCCATACGGAGTGACCTTTATTGAATCAATGATAGCAGCTTCTGTGGACCCAACCACAAAAACAGTTGCTCGTCCCTATACACAAGCACCATATATGTTGCAATTGGAATTCTTTGGCTATGACGATAATGGCAATTTGATCGATGGCAGTATTGCAAATCAAATCAAAAAAAGATTTCCTATCAGAATATCTAAATCCAAAATACAAATTGGAAAAGAAGGTGCCGAATACCTCATGGATTTTTTGCCGTGGGGACACCAAGGGCATGATCATATTACTGGAGTCACACCCAAACCACTGACCATCACTGGCGGCACAGTGGGCGAGATAATACGCAGCTTAGAAAGTCAATTAAACACACACTATGTTAATGATCAAAAAAATGCACAAAATGCAACACTGGCAGATCAATATAAATTTCTAATAGATCCTGCTATTGGTACTTCGGCCATTGTCAACAATAATTTGACCCTAGCACAGGCCAACTCAACTGCTAAAACTCTGGACTTTACAAAGAAAACTGTGGTTATCCCGGCCAATACAGAAATATTAGCAATCATTGACAGAGTATTTGCACAAGCAAATTTTTTAACAGTAGATCAATTGCAGTTGGGAACATCTTCTAGCCCGGCTACAAACAGCAATGCAACTAGTCAAGGTAATCCTATTAATATCATAAGAACACAAGTATCAATTCAAAGCCAAGGGGTAACTAATAGCACAGACAGTACACCACAACGAGGAAAATTAGATCCAGTGCGAGGACAATTTCCCATGTTGATTACCTACACCATTGGTCAATATGCCAGTTACAAAGGCGAAAGTTATTTGGCCGGAGTACTGCCTGACAGTACTCCTCTTGCAATCAAACAATACGACTATCTTTACACAGGAAAAAATCTTGATGTAATAGATTTTAAAATGAATTTTGACATGGCTTACTATAGTGCAGCGTTGGGTTACACGGATGCTATTGCAGCCACCCAAGCATCTAAGGATTCGGCCTCAAATACCCTACAGGCTGACATTGGGGCATTAAAAGTAACGCCGGGTGTGTTGACTTTGGGGTACAGTGCTTTTCAAAGTGCGTCAAATTTAACTCCATTAAAATATAAATTTAATGTTGTAGATGCCAATGTAACTGGCGGAGGAGGGGTAACATCTGACCCAAATGCACAAAAAGGGGCAGATGTATTGAATTCTATCTACAGTACTATGACTGGCGATATGATAAAAGTTGATTTAACAATATTAGGCGATCCTACATTTCTTAAACAGGACGATTGGTTGTACATACAAGATCCCACCAATGCCACATCGCCGTACAATGATTGGACAATTCCGCACTCAAAATTTTTTACAACCTATGGTCATGTGAGAACAGACATAGGTGATTTGGTGGTTACTGTTAATATTAATACCCCAGTTGATCTTGATATTGATGCCGGAGATCAAAATGGCGGAAATGCTGGACTGATGTTCCCTGCACCTGGGAGTCGTCCATCAATATTCAGTGGTCAGTACAAAGTTATGAGTATAAAAAATATATTTAAAAATGGTGCATTTACACAGGTCCTATCATTGATTCGTTATATAAACACAGATTTGATCAAGGCATATTATAGTCAAGGTGCAGCAAATTTAACTAAAACAGGGCAGTAATCAATAAATGGCAACCACTTCAACAAGAAAATCCGGACCAAAGCCAGGTGCAGTAGCTGATAAAACTTCAGGCTTTACTGTAGACCCTGGCCCTTACGAGGCTATAGTACAAGGGCACGTCAAGGGCAGTCGAATGGGACAACTTATTGTAACCATTCCAGACCTAGGAGCAGGCGTCACACCCTATGACTCTACCAACGAAGGTGACGGCAACAGTGAAACATCAAATCAAATCACAGTGAGCTATGCTAGCCCTTTTTACGGAGTAACTTACAATGCAATCACAGGCGATGCACCTAATACTCCGCAGACTGCTGGACAAAGTTATGGCATGTGGTTTGTACCTCCAGACATTGGTAATACAGTATTAGTGACATTTGTAGGTGGACAACTGGATCGCGGGTATTGGTTTGGATGTGTATACAACAGCCCCAGTCATCATATGGTCCCTGGCTTGGCCAGAAACATAGGAACCAATACTGCTACACCTCCTGATAGCGATGGCTTGAGCGGTAAATTAAACAAAACCAATATCAACAATGTGCCAGTGGTTGAATATGATATTGCTGATCCCAATGCGTTTAGCGATGGATTCAACACAACTACTAGATATCCACACGAATATCAAGCATCAATTTTAATTAATCAAGGTTTAGATCAAGACCGAATTCGTGGAGCAATTAGTTCCAGCAGCTTGCGAGAATCGCCTAGCAATGTATATGGCATCAGTACTCCGGGACGTGCACTAGGCAACAAATCACAAGACTCAACTCAAGACCAAGCTGTGTATTTCAGATCTGGTGGGCACAGTTTTGTTATGGATGACGGTGCTGATGGAACAGGACAAGATCCCACAGGCACAGATCAACTGATAAGATTGCGTACTGCAGGTGGACATCAAATCTTAATGAACGATACAGAAAATGTTTTGTATATTGCTGGAGCATCCGGGGCACAATGGATGGAGTTCAGTGCTGACGGTAGTATAAATGTTTTTGGGGCTGCTGGTATCAACATGCGCAGTGAAGGTCCTATAAACATGCATAGCGATGCCAGCATCACCTTAGACAGTCCGCACATAGCAATCAATGCCTTGCCATCAACAAAACTGCCACCTAGTGCACTGGGCGCATTGGGAATCATACCTACTATCAACATAAAAAGCATGGGCAAAATGTCTGTGGGTGCTGCATTAGCTGCTGATTTTTCTTCAGCAGCCGCATTGAGTATAGCAGCTCCAGTTGCAGTAAATGTGTCTAGTGCCGGAGTAGTAAATTTAGGAGGACAAGCAAGTACTGTGTTAACATCTGCTGCAGTGGTAATTTCTGGTGCTACATCAACACAAATATCCGGCGGTGTTGTGGGACTAAACTGCGTCCCAGCAATTCCTGTGCCCAAAATTCCTACTACATTTATTCCGCCTATTCCTCATACATTACAAGATACGGTATTAAACGGATCCAATTGGCAAAGTGTCAGCAGTAGTTTGTTAACAACAGTATCAGTGGCACCTGCACATGAACCCTGGGTTGGGTCAGATGGCAAATCAAGACCCAAACCTGCGGGCGGATTAGCAGGACTTGCTGCCGGTGTGTTACTAGGTGGAGTGACTTCTTCATTGACTCAAACTGCTGCATTAACTATAAATTCAGCAACCACCGCAGTTACTAGTTCATTGCCGTCAATAGGACCCAAGTCATAATGATAACACAATTAGATCCAGGATTGCAAAGTGCCGTTGGTATAGCACCACAAACTCCCTTGCCGGTGTCGTGGTTAGGGCTGCCAACAGCACCACAAGTTCATCCGCACTGGGCATCCACTTACGTGTTAACTCCTGACCAAACCACAAACTTATTAGCACAAATTGGGTACGACAGCAGCGGGTGGAACAACGGGTTAATTGGTGACAACAACCAACTTGGTCGTTATCAGATATCAACAGTATTATTAGAAAACTATGGACTGTTAGCCACTGGTTCAAATGCGTATTACGGAACAGATTGCATATACTATCGACATTGTTGGCAACAAAATGTAATACCTAGAAGCAACGGCAATGGCAACTATGCTTATAATATAACCAATTATGTTGATTTTTTAAACAATCAATCTGCACAAGATCACCTGGCATATCAAATACTGTTTGATATAAACGTTGCACTGAGTCAAAATGATGCACTTAAATCAACTGACACACAAGATATTATCTCCGGCATGATGTATGTTGCCTGGCAACTAGGCACAGGTAATCAACCTGGATATCAGTACCCATCAGGGTCAGGTGCATGGGCTTGGAGATATCATGTTATTGGTGATGGCATTAATGCTTATGTTAGTGGACGCTATTCTGTAGTGATTTTAAGTCAATAAATACTATTATGAGCACATACCGCGGATTTAGCACACTACAAAATTACAAAACGTACACGCTTACGGATTTTCAGCTGGCCCAACAAGATCTTATAAATTATTTCAGTATCAAAAAAGGCCAAAAGCTAATGCAACCAAATTTTGGTAGCGACATTTGGGCTACCCTGTTTGAGCCGCTGGATGAAACAACACAGGCCATAATCACCGCAGACATCAACAAAATAGTCAATTATGATCCTAGACTAGCAGTGACTCAAATCAATGTGACTCAACAAAACAATGGGTTCTTGATTCAAATGAATATCACTTATATTCCTACAGATGAAACTGCGGAAATATTATTAAATTTTGACCGCAATAGTCAAACACTGACCACAGGTGCAAGTAATCCCATAACAGGTGCATTAATCAGCTGACCCGCTAATTAACTGGCCATATTATAACCTAAATAAATACTCTATATAGGTAAAAAATATGGCACAAACCACACGTCAATCAAGTCTATTAGT